TGGCGGGGCGCACTGGACCGAGACCCTTGCGGGCGTCAAGAACGTCTCCGTGAGCGGCGACGGTTTTTTCGAGGACAGCACTGCCGAGGCTCGAATGAATACCGTCCTTATGCAGGCGGATAATCAGGCCAATTTTGAGATCGTCGTGCCTGACTTCGGGACATATGCCGGAGCATTCCGGATCGATAGCGCAGAGTTCGGCGGCGAGACTGAGGGCGGCGTCACCTACTCGCTGTCGCTGTCCAGCACCGGCGCTGTCACGTTCACGGCGGCCTAATGGCGATCACGGCTGAAGCCCCAAGGGGAGGTGTCGTCGAATATCTCGGTGACGCCTCCCATGTGTTCCTCTTGCGCAATCGTGAGATCGAGCGCTTCGAGGACAAGCACCGAGGTATCTTCGATCTTTTCGACGGTCTCTTCGGTAGGGGCACCAGGCCGCATAGCCGGGAGGTTCGGGATATTCTGGCGCTGGCTCTGGTGGGCGGCGGGATGAAGGATCACGAGGCGGACGCGGTTATGTCGCGATGCACGCCTGCCGATCTAAACAGGATGTATGCCATAGCTCAGGCCGTGGTGGGCGTTGCGTTCATGCCTGATGCGGTCGATGAGGCGCAGTCGGAAGCGTCAAAAAAAAAGCCCGAGGCAAGCCCGCCAGAAGACTAGACGTGCGCAGTATGGTCGTGAGCGGTTTGATGATTGGAATTCAGCCTGACGCAATGCGTGATATGGTTCCAAGAGATGCATGGGATATATTCGGCAGATGGGCTAAGGTGCATCAAGGAAAGGGTCCGGGGGCTGACGCTATGACGGCTGAGGAATACCGAGACCTTGTGAGGCGCGTCGATGGCGATTAATGCTGAACAGCTAAACATCATCCTTTCGGCGCAGACCGCAGATTTGCGTCGAGAACTGGAACGGGCGCAGCGCCGCATTCAGGATTTTGAGCGCAGGTCAAGGTCTGACTTGGGCCGGACTAGCAGACATTTCGACACATTGGGCGCGGCGGCAAAGAGGCTTGCCCCGATACTGACTGCGGCGTTTAGCGTGCAGGCCATCGCGAATATGACCAGATCGGCGGCGGAGATCGGTCGGCTGGCGGATGTCGCGGGCGTGAGTGCTGAAGAGCTTCAGCTATTTGCGGCTGGGGCGAAGACTGCGGGCTTTGAAATTGATAAGGTCGCGGACGTCATCAAGGACGTTAACGATAAGGTCGGTGACTTCCTGCAAACGGGCGGCGGCCCGATGGCTGACTTCTTCGAGAACATCGCGCCGAAGGTGGGGGTGACTGCGGATCAATTCGCGCGGCTGTCCGGTCCGGAAGCGTTGCAGCTCTACGTCAACAGCTTGGAGGCGGCGAACCTGTCGCAGTCCGAGATGACGTTTTACATGGAGGCCATTGCAAACGACGCTACGGCGCTCTTGCCCCTGCTGAAAGACAACGGCAAGGCGATGAAGGACTTGGGCGATGAGGCGCTGCGTTCGGGGCGCATTCTCGATCAAGACGCAATTGACGGCGCGCGCGATCTCGGTCGCGAGATGGGGGAATTGAGCGACACCATCAAGAAGCAGCTAACAGCCGCTGTTCTCGACAACAAGGACGAGTTGTTAGCGCTGGTGGAGTTCATATCTGGAACGGTTGTTCCCGCCGTCTCTGGGCTAATCACCACTATCACGAATGGCGTTGAGGCATACAACCGGCTGCGTGGCATAGACACTAGCTCTGTGGCAGTCCCTAGCGAGGAGGAAGCCGCGCGGCTGCAAGAGGATGTCGCGCGCCGTCCCGGTGAGGGAGACCCGTCCGGGACGGGCACAATGACTTATGATCCCGATACTGATACATTGTATAATCTTGGCGAGGATAACGTCCCATCCATCCCCGGGGTGACTGCCCCCAGCCCCGTGTCCGTGCCTCCGGCGGACATGCCTTTGACGGACGATACCACGGGCGGGTCTTCCGGCGATCCGCTGGCCGATCTTCGCCAGAGCCTGGCAGAGGCTTCAGTCCTGCTGGAAGAGTTCCGCCTATCCGAGACCGAAGCCCAGATCATTGAGTATGAAAACAGGCAAGCGCTCTTGGACGAGGCGCTACAGGCCGAACTTCTGACGCAAGAGGAATACAACAGGCTGAAGCTCGACAATGAGCAGAAGCACGTTGAGGACATGGCTAGGCTGGCGCGGGCGGAGCGGTCGGCGCGCCTCGGTGAGTTGTCCAGCATGTTCTCCGAATTGGCCGGTGTTGCCGAGGCGGGCGGGGAAAAAATGCTCAAGGTCCAGGCCGGACTTTCGGCGGCGGCGGCCTTGATTGCGGCATATGAAACCGCGTCCAAGGCGGCGGCGGAGGCCGTTACCATTCCGGGCCGGATCGCTGCTTATGCGGCCTTCCTGGCGCAGGGCATGCAGGCGGTTCAAGCGATCCAGAGCATCGGCGCAAGCGGGTCCGCATCAGCAGGCGGGGGCACCAGCACCGCAACAGCGGCAACAGCAGAACAGCCTAGCACGTCATCCGCCGTCGCCATTCAGCTAACCGGCGGGGATATGTTCTCTCGGGATCAAGTGGTGGACCTTATTAACGCGATCAATATGGCCGTCGAGGACGGCGCTACATTGAGGCTCGTATGACTGTCATCTATCCTGCCAGCTACACGAAGCCCGCAGCCGATGAGCCGCTAACGCATTCGCGTATCGCGCATTCGGAGAATTGGCTATCGGGCGGCACTGTCTCGGTCAGCACTACCGCGACCGGCTTCTATGCCGATGCGCCCACGACTACCCTGACGTATGAACTGTGGAAGCCTAGCGCCCTTCCGGCTGTATGGTCCTACGTGCATACAACGGAAGCTGAAGTCGATTACATGTGCATCGCGGCGCATACGCTGGGCAGCACCGGATGCAACATATCGGTCGATTACTCCACGGACGGCTCTAGCTGGACCGAGGTTATCGGCAGCATCTCGATGCCGAACGATGAGCCGATCTTCGCCATATTCGCGCCGGTCACAGCCGATTATTTCCGGCTGAACATCACCGGCTCTGTTGCGCCCACAATTGGCGTCATCAAGTTCGGCAAGGCATTGCAGATGCAGCGCCCGATATATGGCGGTCATTCGCCTGTCAGGACGGCGCGGCAAACGATCCTGCGCAGCAACTACTCCGAGACCGGCGAATATCTCGGACGCAGCAAGCAGCGGACGTATCACCAGACGCAATTCGACTGGCAGAACCTAAGCGCGGTATGGGTGGGCACGCACTGGCCTGCGTTGCAGCGCGCGGTGGAGGCAGAGCCGTTTTGGATCGCCTGGCGCCCGGAGCGCGTGCAATTGACGACCAGCCAGAACCCCGACGACTGGGTCGTGTATGGCGGGGTCTGGTCCGACGCGGGCGTTTGGTATGACAGCGCGACTTGGCAGGACAGTGCCACGCCGATCGATGCATACGGCGTGCGCTATCATGACGTATCGTTCGGCGTTACCGATGCGGTCCCGGTCCCGTCTAATCAGGGCGTCCGTGATCTCATGTCCGTGTCTCTCAGTGTGAGGTCGCGCGGCTATGACTGAGACCTTGCCGGGGCGTGAGCCGGTCCAGATTGTCGAGATAGAGCAGCCGATATGCGCGAACGTGTATGGCTCTGCACCATGCACGGCGACGGGCGATGCGCACCTGAAGTGCTACAATACGCGCGCGACCTGTCAGGACACGGCGAACTACGCTTTGAGCGATACGCCGCTGAAGCTGTATTTCGCGCACGGTCGCGTGGCGGATATGGGCGTTCCCGGCGTGCCCTACATCATCCCGTCGCTTGTGAGTGTCAGCACCAGCCCGACGAAGATCAACCTGGCATCGTCCAATCCGGATGCGCAAGGGCTTGGCAATCGGGCCATGTGCAGCATTGCATTCCAAGATCACCAGCACACGGACAGAGTGGTTGACCCGTATCTGTCGGACAGGACATGGAACCCGCTTTCGCCGGATCGCGGCAGCTTCTGGTCGCGCTGGATCGTGCGCAACAAGTATCGGCAGAATGTCGTCATCAAGGTTTATGAGGGATACGCCGGACAGACGCTAACGCAGATGAAGCGGCGAACGTATTTCCTGCAAACGATCAAGGGGCCGGACGGTGGCGGGCGCGTTGTCATCGAGGGCAAGGATATTCTGGCGCGGCTGGAAGAGCGCAAGGCGCAGGCGCCCGTCGCTTCCCCTGGCGTTCTGTATACCGACATTGATAGCTCGGTGACTTTGATCCAGATCGCGGGGGCGGTGCAGTCGGACTATCCGGACGGGATCGGAACCCTGCGCATTGGCGATGAGATACTGACCTACACCTCTAGCGTCTATGATCCTGGCAGTGGCATTATCACGATCACGGGGGTGACGCGCGGGACGGACGGAACCGTTGCCGAGGCGCATTCGGTGGATACGGCGGTGCAAAGGTGCCTGAGGTATGATGACGTAACGGTCACGGCGGCTCTCACTGGCCTATTGAAGAACTTTGCCCAGATCCCGACGCAATATCTGGACCTGGTGGGCTGGATACAAGAGTTCACCACGTATATGAGCCTCTACCGCATTTCGGCAGTCATCTCCGATCCGACGCCCGTCGCGGAATTGGTGTCCGAGATACAGACCAATACGATGTGCTATCTGTGGTGGGATGAGCGCACGTCGCTAGTGAAGATGCGTGCGGTTCGCGGGGTGGCCGATACACCGCCCACGATCACCGAAGAGGCCAATATCATTAGCGGCACGTTCAGCCTGACGGAAAAGCCACGTGAGCGCGCGAGCCAAGTCTGGGTCTATTACAACCAGCGCAATCCGGTTGGGGCCGTTGATGATGAAAGCAACTATAACAACCTGTTCATCGCGGCGGACTTGGATAGCGAGACGGATGAACTGTATGGCGAGCCGAGCATCCGGAAGATTTACGGGCGCTGGCTGAATAGCGATGCACTGGCGCAGGCGACCGGGAACACGATCCTGACCCGCTACGTTGATATTCCGTCTCAATGCAAATTCCGGCTGGACGCCAAGGACCGGCAATACTGGGTGGGCGATAGCTTTTATGTTTCACATCATCTGGACGTGGACCAATACGGACAGCGGCGGCTGAGGCAATGGACCGTCATTAGCGCTGAAGAGGTTACGCCGGGCGAGACGGTCGAATACGTGTGCGAGGATACGACGCTCTACAGCCGTATCTACTTTATCCAGGAAAGCGGTGCTGCGGATTATACCGATGACCCGACGCTGGCCTATATCGGCGGCGCTGATGGCCTGCTTTCCGACGAAACGCTAAGCGCGAGGATCTCGTAATGACCACTTACACGGCGATACCAAACAGCGACATTGACCGGGACAGCCCGATTACCGAGCCGCTGATGACGCTGTTGCGGGACAACCCGATTGCTATCACCGAAGGCGCGGTTGGGGCGCCGCGCATCCTGTCGCCTGCGCTTGACTTGACGCAGACGGGCATCGTCTCATCGACTGACAACGGCGTGACGTTCACGACAACATCGGCTGCGACCAGCGTGCGCTCTCTGGCGACGACTGGTTCTGGCATCGCGCTGATAACGGGCGTTGTCGAGGCGACAACAAATTCCGGAAACAACGGCAACTCGATTACGGCCACGATAACGTCCAACCGGGGATTTCCAGCCGCCTTGGCAAAGGTCTCAGCCGGAAGCACCAGCCAAACCGAATTCGCCAGTTTTTCGTTTTTCGTGACTTTTGACAGTAGCGTTACTATCCATGTCTATATGGCAACGGCTGGCAGCTTCAGCTCCGCTTACGCCAAATGCCATGCCCAGATTACGCTTATGGGGGATCAGTAATGCCTACCTTTTCCGATGGCGAAAGCGGCGCCTCGATCCGCAGCAAGCTGAACAGCACGATTG